GCGATCTTCTCGCCCATCGGCATCCTGGTCGCGCTCCTCGTCGGTGCGGCCGCGATCATCATCACGAACTGGAGCACCTTCGCCCCGTTCTTCGCGCAGTTGTGGGACGGCATCAAGCAGACCTTCAGCGGCGTCGTTCAGTTCTTCTCCAGCCTGTTCTCCGGAGATTTCGCCGGCATGAAGGCAGGGTTCGAGGCGGTCATGAACGGTCTGTCGACACAGGCCTCCGCCGCCTGGGACATCATCAAGGGCGTGTTCAAGATCGCTCTCGATGGGATCAAGGACATATTCGGCGTCGACCTGGGCCAATTGGCCAGCGATGCCGGCGTGAAGGTCGGGGAGATTGTCTCCGCCATCACGGACAAGGCGAGCGCTCTGTACGATGCCGGCGTGGCCTTCGTGAACAGTCTACTGGACGGCATCAAGGACACCTTCGGCCAGGTGCTCGACTGGGCTGCTGGCATTCCCGGCCGCATCGTCGATGCCATCGGCTCCATCGACCTGACCAGCCTGTTCAAATTCCCGGAATTGCCGAAGTGGCTTGGGGGCGTGTCCGTACCCGGCAAGGACGCCTTGCAGGCGGGTACTGGAGCTGGTGGAGCAATCCCGTCCGATGGCAAACAGGGCTTCGCACCGATCTCGCCGGTCGGCAGCAAGGGCTTCAACCCGGCTCGCCTGGGAGCCGCGCAGGAGCAGACGGTCGGCGGCAAGATCGTCGTCGAGGCGGCACCGGGCTCGACCGTCAAGAACGTTCAATCCGACAACCCGGCCGTGCCGATGGTCCCGAACCGCGGAACCGTCGTCGGGCGGGTGTGAGGTCCGGCATGAGCATTTTCGACAGCGAAGGCGATCTTCTCCCCGGCCTACTGCCGGCCGCCTTCAGGGGCGTGACGTTTCAGGTGGTCGATGCGGGGCACGATGTCGGCCGCCGCATCATCTCGAACTACTTCCCCGGTCTCGATGCCAGGACGCAGGAAGACCTCGGCATCTTCGACGGACCGATCGATGTCGCTGGCTTCGTCATCGGCGACGATTATGTCGCTCAGGCAAAGGCCCTTCAGCGGGCTTTCCAAACGGCCGGCCCCGGCACGTTCCTGCATCCCTGGCTCGGTGAGATGACCGTCGTGCTGCCGGAGCCGGCGCGCATCGACTTCAATGTCAAGGAGCTGCGCGTCGCGCGGATCCAGGTCACCTTCGAGCGGGCGACGATCGGCGGAATGCAGATCCTCTCGACCCTCACGGGCCTGCTCTCCTCGCTGGGCTCATTCGTCGGGGCCGCCCAGGGGCTCGTGACCGGCCTGCTCAGTGCCAGGGCCTTGCCGGTCATGTTCTGGAGTGCGGCCCGCTCCATGGCGGACACGGTTTCCTCCACGCTTCTCAGCCAGGTCTCGGCATCGGCCGGATCGGGCACTCTGCTGCCGGCTATCGAGACGCTGGCCGAGAGCCTGGCGGAGGTGGACGCCATGGCCTTCGGCACACCGGCCGCCTCGCGGCTCGCGGAGATCGTCGCCTCTCTTCCCGATCCGGTCGTGGCGTTGGCAAGTCCGGCACGGGCGCGTGCGATCGGGCTTGGCGGCAAGCCCCTTCCCGCGCCGTCTGTCACAATGGACCCGCGCGCCGGAGCCAGGCTTCTGCTTGCCACGAGCCGCAAGATCCGCAGCCTTGAAGTCTTCTCCGCCTCGGACCGCGCCGTGGTAATCCTGGCCGAGGCGGCGCATGTGGCGGCCGCCGCGCGCCTGGTCTCCGACATGGCTTTCGAGAGCCGTCAGGAGGCGGTGGCCTGGCGCAACGATCTCGACAGGTCGGTCCAGCAGGTTGGCCAGAGCGCCTCTGAGTTGGCGACGGAAAACGTAGCACTAGCGTCCCGGATTTGGCAGTCGGCGGAGGCGACGCGCGCCGCGATCGCACTCGACATCAACGAAGTGCTCGGCAGGCTGCCATCCGTTCGCACCATCACGTCGCCGCGCACCGTCTCGGCCTTCCTTTTGGCGCAATATCTGGTCGGCGACGATCCGCGCCAGGTCGTTCCAATGGTCAATGACATCCGCTCGCGCAACCGTCTGCGGCATCCCGGCAGCATTCCCCCCGATCCGATCGAGGTGCTCGCGTGATCCTGAACCCTTATGGCCTGAGGGGGCACAACAGCATCGCGACGCGCCGGGTGAAGGCGGAGATCAACGGCATGATCTTCGATTACTGGACGCGGGTCGCGATCGACCGGGACCTTTCGGAAATCTGCGGCTCGTTCCAGCTCGAGCTGGTCGACACCGCCCGCAACCTGGCCTCCTGGCCTTATGCCACACCAGGCCATCCCATCGCGCCGCTCGCGTGGGGAGACCATGTCGAGATCTCGGTCGATGACGAGCTGATCCTGGTCGGCTGGATCGATGACGTGAACCCGACTGCCGGCGAGAACGGGCTCGGCCTCTCCATCAGCGGCCGTGACGTCGTGGGGGATCTCGTCGACTGCGCGGCGGTGGTCGAAGGTCCCACTGAATTCAAGGGGCTCGACCTCCTGCAGATCGCCCAGCGGATCCTGAAGCCCTTCGGCCTGAAAGCCGTCGCGGATGTCGATGTTGGCGAACCATTCGACCGCTACACCATCGACTGTGGCGAGACCGCCCTTTCGGCTCTCGAAAAGGGGGCCCGTCAGCGAGGGCTTCTCATCACATCCGATGGGATCGAAGGCATCGTCTTCACCCGCTCCGGCCAGAAACGCGGTGCCGGCGATCTCTACTTGCCGGGCAATCTGCTGGATAGCAGCGGGGCTTTCTCCGGCAGGGATCGTTTCTCGGATTACTACGTGAAGGGACAGGCCGAACGCGCGGGCGGCGCACGTCGGCGCAAGGCTGCTCTCGATGCGACGGCCGAGCCCCTGAGTCCCGGAACGCAGCCACCTCCTTCCGAGGAGCTGCGCGGGGTGAACATCATGGGGCACGCCAAGGACCCGGAGGTCCGGCGCTACCGGCCGACCGTCTCCATGACGCGCAGCCAGGCCACTGCGCAATCGGCCCAGACTCAGGCCGAATGGATGATGCGAACCCGGCGCGCCAAGAGCGACAAGCTCGATTACCTCTATCCCGATTATCGCGGGGCAACCGGTAGGCTGTGGCGGCCGAACGAACTCTCGTTCGTGGCGGATACCTATCAGGTGGTGGAGCGCGACATGCTCACCTCTGGCGTGACCTTCCTCTATGACGAGCGCGGCACACAGGCGCAGCTGCGTCTCACCGGTCCGGAGGCCTATGACCTGGAACCGGAAGAGGATCGGCGCTGCAACAAGAAGGGGCGCAAGCGCTCCAGGAGCGGCGGGCCTCTCGACGGCACCGCGAACAGGTTGTGAGGCTGTCATGTCGGACATGGAAACCGCTCATCAGATCCGGGGCATCGCTGCGCGTGCCTATATCCATGCCGTCAACGATAACGGCGAAAGCCAGACGGCGAATGTGACCGTCTACCAGGGCGTCGACCGCAGCGACGTGGAGATCCTGCAGCAATACGGCTTCACCTCCCGCGCTCCAAAGGGCGGACTGATGCTCGTCTTCGCGGTCGGCGGCGACCAGGGCGATCTGGTGGGCATCGCGGCCGGCGCTCCTCACGCCCGCCTCGGCAACCTGGAGGATGGCGAGAGTGCTCACTACGGCCCCTTTGGTGCGCGCGTTCACATCAAGCAGGATGGCACCATCGAAGCTTGGTCGCCGACGCGCGTGATCTCCAAGGTGAAGAATGCCGAGTTCGAAGTCACCGAGGATATGATCCGTGGCCTGCTGAAGGACAGTGGCTCACGCTTAGTGGCCCGGCCCGACTATGCGAAGATCCGCTTCGGCGGGCATTGGATCGTCGTGAATGCCGGCGGGATCTTCTGCTCGGTTCCACCCGTCCTCGGCCCGGATCCCGAACCAGAAATCTGATCTACCGCCCGAGGCCTCGGGCATGACGCGCCTCGCGCGCGCGCGGCATTCTTGCCGCAAATGGCAGACTTTCTCGACCTCGCTCTGATTTTCGATCCTGCGACCCGGAGCGCCGACCTGGCGCTCGGCGAGGATGGCGATCTCGTGCTCGATGACACGCCTGCCACGCCGATGCTCATCTCCCTCGGTTCCGACCGGCGCGCCCGGCCGGACGACGAGCTGCCGACCGGCATTGACGATCTCAACGCGCCGTCGTCCTTCGTTGCCCGGCGTGGCTGGCCCGGCGATGCACTCGATGCGCAGGGTCGCCTCATCGGCTCGCGCCTGTGGCTCCTCGACCGTGCGAAGCAGACGGAACTGACGCGTCGTTTAGCGGAGGAATGGGCTCTGGAAAGCCTCGCTTGGATGGCGGCGGAGACCGGCACGGCCGCGATCGTCACCGCCACGTGGGTCCGGCGAAGCGTGCTCTCCCTTGTGGCCTCCTATGACGGCACCCGCATCGAAGTCATCAAGAGGGCCGCCTGATGCCGTACCCGCTGCCGAGCCCGGAGGATCTCACCCGCCAGCAGGAAGCGTTCATGGAGCTGTCCCTGCGCCAATACGCGGAAGCAAAGGGATTGACCGTTTCGGCTGAGGCCATCGCGCGGTCGGTGCGCAGCCCGCATGGCATGATCGCTGCGATCGTGCGTTCGCAGGTCAAGCTGCTTTACACGGGGCACCTCCACCTGCGCTGGTGGGGCGATCAGTATTTCCCGGATACTGCTGAGTTGGAGAACCTGATCCGGCATTCCGGCTTTTGGG